ACGATTAAGGACGCCAAGGGCATTGATGTTCCGCTGAATGAATACTTCGACCGCAATCCGTCGATGATGCTTGGCGAATGGGGCGCCTACGGCTCGATGTACGGGCAAAACGAACCTGCACTGGTAGCGAGGGAGGGGCAAGACACCAACGCCTTGCTACGCGAAGCACTGGCCAGCTTGCCAAAAGACTTTATGACCAAGGCAGAGACTGACGCTGTATCTGAAGAAGTGCAGCTGCCAACCAGCATTGAGAACGTGAAAGTGGGCAGCATGTTCCTCGATGGCGATCAGATCAGCATTCGCCTTGAAAGCGAGATGGGCAAAGAGCGATCGGAGCCCGTGGATATGCCGAGCAAGAAAGCGGAAGACCGAGTGCGCGGGCTGATTAAAGTTCGTGACGTGTTCGCAGATCTACGCAAGGCGCAGCTTACTGACAACGTGAAGGACGAGTCGCTGGCGGTATTACGTGACCGCTTAAATCGCACCTATGACCAGTTTGTGAGCAAGAACGGGCCAATAAACCTGGATGCAAACAAGCGACTGTTCCGGGATGACCCAACGTGGCCGCAGCTGGCGGCACTGGAAGAATCATTCGACAAAGGCATAAGCGCAACCGTTTCAAAGAAAACCGGGGAAACCGCACGCAACCCAAGCGCCAAAAAGGCCGCTATCTTCCGTACTCGCACGCAGCAGCCTTACAAGGCGCCGGACAAAGCCAGTACAGCGAAGGACTCATTAACCGCCAGCCTGTCGGAGAAAGGCCGGGTGGATATGGCTTACATGAGCCAGCTGTACGGTAAGACCGAGAGCGCTATTGTTGCCGAGCTGGGTGATTTGGTTTTTGAGAGCACGCCTAACAACTGGGAATCCCGTGACGAATACCTGTCTGGCAACGTCAAAGGCAAGCTGGCCATGGCCGAGCGCATGGCCAAAGACACGCCGCGGTACCAGCGCAACGTCGACGCACTGAAAGATGTGCAGCCAGAGGACATTGAAGCCGTCGATATCCGCGTGAAGACAGGGGCTCACTGGTTGCCGCCAGAGGTGGTGACCGCCTTTGTTAACCACATTCTGGGTAACGAAACCGGAAAAGCTGTTTACAACCCTGTATTGGCCAAGTGGTCAATTAGTGGTGGGGCACGTGATGCGGCCGCAACGCAATACGGTACCGACCGCTCAACTGTTAAAGACGTTTTGAATGCAGCGGTAAACGAAAAGAGCATTGCTATTCGAGATCCCATTGGCAACAAAGAAACAGTGCTCAATGAATCCGCGACCAACGCCGCAAACGAGAAAGTAAACCGGGTGAAGGCAGAGTTCCGCCGCTGGGTATGGTCAGACGATACCCGCCGGGAAATGTTGACCAGGCTCTATAACGACACGTTCAATACGGATCGGGTGCGCGAGTATGACGGCTCACACCTGACATTTCCGGGCAAGGTAGGCGACGACATTCTAAAGTTGAAACCGCACCAGGCTAATGCCGCGTGGCGCATTGTTCAAAGCGGTACCACGTTGTTGGATCACGTTGTTGGATCGGGTAAAACCTTCACTATGATTGCCGGTTCTATGGAGCTCCGCCGCACCGGACGCGCCAAGAAGCCTATGTTTGTGGTACCCAACCATCTTGTGGGCCAGTGGGCTGAGGACTTTACCAAGCTGTACCCAAACGCCAACATTCTGGCCGCCACCAAAAGAGACTTTGAGAAAGGCAACCGTAAGCGCTTGTTTGCCCGCATTGCTACCGGGGACTGGGACGCCGTTATTGTGGCGCATTCGTCGTTTGGAAAAGTTGAAATGGACGCCGAGTTCCAGGAGCGTTTCATCAACCAGCAAATCCGCGACATCGATACAGCCATAGCCACCATCCGGGATCAGGAGGGCAAAAGTTCACGCTCAGTCAAAGACAGCGAAAAGCAAAAAGAACGCCTACAGGAGCGATTGAAGCGCTTATTTGATTCGGAAAACAAAGACGACAACCTGACGTTTAACGAACTGGGTGTGGATGCGCTGTTTTTGGATGAAGCGCACGAGTTTAAAAACCTGGGGTTTGCCACCGGCATGACCCGCGTGGCTGGCCTGGGAGATCCAAAGGGAAGCCAGAAAGCCGCTGACATGTTTATGAAGGTGCAATCAATCATGGAGCGCACTGGCGGCAACAATGTGATCTTTGCCACCGGCACGCCTATCAGCAACACCATGGCCGAGATGTACACGGTTCAGCGCTTCCTGGACTACCAGACCCTGCAAGACCAGGGCATTGCGCACTTTGATGCTTGGGCAAAAATGTACGGGGAAGTGGTCACGGATTGGGAGCTATCACCCACGGGCAGCTACAAGCTGAACAGCCGGTTCAGCAAGTTTGTGAATTTGCCTGAGCTGATGCAGCGGTACCTGACGTTTGCCGACGTAATAAACCGCGATGATATTAAGAGCCTGCCGGTACCCAAGATAAAAGGCGGAAAGCCGAACAACATTATTGTTGAGCGCAGTGAAGACCAGGCGGAGTACATTGGTGTAGCCGTGAAAGACGAGCGCGGCAACGAAGTGTATCCGAAAGATTCACTGGTCTATCGTGCTGAAAACCTGCCAAAGAAGCCGGAAAAAGGCCAGGACAACATGCTCAAGATTATGAGCGATGCGCGTAAGGCCGCATTGGATATGCGCCTGATTGACCCGGTACTGTATGGCGACAATCCCGATAGCAAGATCAACGAGGCCGCTGGCCGAATCAAAACCCTTTACGACAAGTGGAATGACGACAAGGGCGCACAGCTGGTATTCATTGACCTAAGCACGCCCAAGGGCGCAAAAACACGGGAAGCTAACCGCATACGCGATTTGGTACAGCGCTCAGAGAACGGTGAAGATGCCGCAACTTTGCAGCTGGATAACATGAGCCCTGACGAGTTCGAAGCGATTGACGGTGATTTCAGCGTGTATGACGACTTGCGCCAGAAGCTGATTAACCTGGGTATTGCAGAATCTGAAATAGCGTTTATTCACGACGCCAACACCGATATGCAAAAAGCAGAACTGTTTGCCAAGGTGCGCACGGGCCGCATCCGGGTAATGCTGGGATCTACCGCAAAGATGGGCGCCGGCATGAACGTACAGACCCGACTGGTGGCATTGCACCACATGGATGCGCCGTGGCGCCCTTCGGACCTTGAGCAGCGTGAAGGCCGCATAATCCGCCAGGGTAACGTGCTGTATGACCGTGACCCGAAAGGCTTTGAAATCGTGATTAACCGCTACGCGACCAAGCAAACGCTGGACAGTCGTATGTGGCAGACGATAGAAACCAAGGCCCGGTTTATTGAGCAGGTGCGCAAAGGCAACACCAGTACCCGCGAGGTTGAAGACCTTGGCATTGAGTCATCTAACGCCGCAGAAATGAAAGCCGCATCCAGCGGTAACCCGCTTGTTCTGGAAGAAATGGACCTTCGCCAGAAAGTGAGAAAACTGGAACAGGCAGAAGAAGAACACGATCGCGAGCAGTTTCGGGTGCGTGACGCTATTCGCCGGGAAAAAAGCATTGTTGAGCGTGGCAAGGATCGTTTGCTGAAGTTTGCGCAGGACGTGAAGAAAGCGAACGCCGCGCCGAAAGATTTCACCATGACCGTGAACGGCAAGAAGTTCGACAAACACAAGAATGCCGGGCAAGAGATATTGGCCGAGGCTGTGAAAATGGCAAAATCCGGTACCGAATCCAGAGTCATTGGCAGCTATGCCGGCTTTGATGTGTCGCTTGAAAACATCGACGGTACCCGGTTTGTGATATCGATCGACGGCGCACTGGAGCACCAGGTTGATATTCAAGATTTGGACAAGGCAGACGCCACCGGTACCGCGCGCCGTGTCACCAACACTGTATCGGCCATTGACGGGCAGGCAAAACAGGCCGCCGCCAGGGTAAGGCTGGCAGAAAAAGACTTGCCGCAGCTGGAAGCGCAGGTGAAGGAGTGGGAACAAGCCGAGGAGCTGGCCAAAGCGAAAAGCAGGCACCAGCTGGTTATTGCCGAGTTGCAGCCGAAGAAAAAAGAGTCACAAGAGGGCGAGGTAGACAGCGACATAAGTTCTATGGCCACTCCCATAGATTCGCCAATGCCGCAATGGCGGGCCACATACCGGATACTGGGAGTAAGCCCAAGGCGCCCAGAGTCCGGAGTCATAACGGTAGGTGATCGAAATGTACGCCTTAAGCAAGAGGATGCGCCTACGCGCCGTGAAGGCATCCGAACCATGGTAATAGACCTTATTGGCACAAGGCTTTATCAGCAAAAAATAAAAGGAAAATCAAAACTTGGGTTCTATCGTAAATCCAATAGCGAAGTAAGAATTGCAAACTTCGATGATGTTGAAGTGATGGCGCACGAGCTGGCGCACTTTCTGGACATGCACTATTCGTTCAACGAGCGCTTTACCCGGGCCTACCGTGATCCGAGATACCTCGAAGAAGTTCAGGCCCTGTCCTACACCAGCAAGGATAAGCTAAAGACAACAGAGGGATTTGCCGAGTTCGTGCGCCTGTGGTTGACGCAGTACAGCGAGGCCAAGTCCCGGGCGCCGTTGTTCACTCAGAAGTTTGAAACGGTCCTGTCCAACGACAAGCCGCTGCAAAAGAAGCTGACCAACATGCAGGAAGAAATGCACCGATGGTTTGGCCAGGGCGAATTGGCGCAACTGTATGCCGCTACAAGCGGCAACCAGTATACAAAAGCACAACAGCTTTCATTGATGATTTCCCGGCGCCCGGGACAGATGTGGCGGCAGCAGTATGTTGACAAGATCCACGCCGCCAAGGTCATGGGCCGCACTATAAACGGTGACATGCGCACCGCCAGCGAAGACGCTTACAAGCAACTTCAGCTGCTAAACGGCATTGAGGGCATAAGCCAGGAGTCGTTCAAGCACGGCGCTATAGTCATAAATGAGAATGGAGATATCACGTTCAAGGGCCCATCTCTACGTGATGTTTGGTCAAAGTCTTTGAAGTCGGGACCGAAAGTAGTGCGCGAGCAGGAACTGTATTGGGCCGCACGCCGCGCCAAGGAGCTCGCCGGCCAAGGCCGCGAGAACCGGATCAGCAAGGGAATGATTGACGAGGGCCTGGCCCTGGCGCGAAAGCACCCTCATTTTGTGCAGGCGTTCAGTGACTACCAGGAATACCGTAAGAACATGATGGAATTTTACGTGGATTCCGGCTATGTGACGCCCGATGCAGCTAAGGCAATGCTTAATCGTAACCGCAACTACGTCCCTTTCCATCGTGTGGTTGAGAGCGTCAACGACACCTACACCGCAGGTTCTGGCTTTCAGCGCCTCAAGGGCGGGCAGCAAAACATAAAGCCAATATTCGACAACACGATGATGCAGGAACAGCGGCATATGTATGCCGCACTCAAGGCCAGGGCCCTGCGAACGCTGTACGAGGACGCCTTGAACAGCCAGGACAACGTGTTCCTTTCAAAGATTGGGCCAGACAGCAAACCGGTAAGAGCAGCGCTTGACCAGATGGTGTCAAAGACAGCCGGCGCCATGGCAGACCTGGGGATTACCATTTCAGAAGATGGAGTGTTCACAGGTGACGGTGAAACGATTGTCGACAAGGCAGATATTGAAGCCTACTACGAAAAAAACTCAGAAGAATTGATGTTCTGGACGTTCGGACACAAGCCAAAGACCAGCGAAACGATGGTCGATAGCTTTATAGACCGACGCGGCAAGCGAGTATGGATTGAGATCCAGAAGGAAAACGAATTGTTGGTCGACATGCTTGACGGCATGGATAACGTGGCGATTCCAGAAGGATCCCTTGGCACAGCTGTTAAGTTTGCCATGGCCGTGAAGAAGTTTCAGACACTGACCATTACCAGCATGGCTCAATTTGCCGGGCCAAACGCAATACGTGACGCACAGCAGGCCTTCGTGCTGTCTGGTGGTAAGTTCGTTCCTGTGTGGGACACCATGAAAGGATTTGGAGCACAGCTTCACGCCTTGGTCAGCTCAAAAAGTGCATTGTCAGAGATGAGAGCGCAAGGCGGTCCCGTGGCCGGACGTGTAGGGACGTTTTATAACGACAACTGGGGGCTGGCGTCAGATTCGCCCGCTGCCCCACGCACGCCATTCTTCTACCCGACTCAATGGGCGAGCTCAGTGCTCGACATTTACATGGCTATTGTCGATTCGTTTGAGATCGCAACCCGTGTTGGATTCTATCTCAGGATGCGGCCGATTGTTGGCGCCAGGGAAGCTGCATGGCAGGCCAGGGAGATCAGCACCGACTTCCGTAAGCACGGAACCTACGCCCCGTGGGTGCTACTGCAACGGACAGTGCCATTCCTTGGCGCCTATGTGCAGTCGGTCGATCGAGACATCAGGGCCCTGGCCGAGAACAAAGGGGAGATGACGCTGGCCAACCTGGTTAAAACCGAAAGCGGGCGGGCAACCTTGGCCGATATCAAGGTGCGAGTCTGGCTGGCCGGCAGCCTGATAATCACCATAACCGCCGTTCTAGCACTGTTGAACGACGATGAGGAGCGGTACCGGGCACTGACACCGGACCAGAAGGTACGCTTCTACCATTTCTTCATTGGTGGACGTCACTACACTTTGCCGAAAGGCCACGGGTTTATTCAGCTTATTGGCCAGGGCACAGAATCGGCAATCGATGTTATAGGCCAACAGGAATCCAAAGCCGCTCAGAAGACCATGGCGTTCGCCGTTGCCTATCACTTTGGAATGGACGCTACGCCAGGCATTATCAACCCTGTGGCAGAGATCCTACTGAACCGCACGTTCACAGGGGCGCCAGTGGTGTCTCGCTATGCAAAGGACCGGGAGCCGCGCTATCAGTACGACGATCGCACGCCGCTGATCTACGTCAACGTGGGCCGGGAGCTGAACATCAGTCCGGACAAGGCTCACCACCTTATGCGGGGCTACACTGGCTACCTGAGCGACTTCGTAGACGAGGCCAGTGAAAACCTGCTGTGGGACAACACTGCCTGGGGTGAACGACCCTTTGTCCGCGACTTTGCGAAGATGGCGGGTAAGCAGTTTAATCCGCGTGAGGTTCCGTATAGGACCAAGTGGACCGTTGGCTACTACGAGCTTCGGCAGCGGGCCTCGACAGCCCAGGCAAACCTTTCGTTTTTGGGCAAAGCACAGGCAATTCGTGACCAGCAGCCGCTTAAAAATTTCGCGTCAAATGAAGTCAATGCTTCCCTGGTGGCTATCAACAAAGTGTTTTCACAAATTGATTCTGCGTTCTCAAATCAAGGCGAGGTAATCGCCAGCATAAAATACAACCCAGAGCTGTCCGCCAAAGAAAAGGAGCGGGATATTGAATCCTGGTACGCGCAAAAGAACGAGGTTATGAAAGACGTGTATCAGCAAGTTGTTAAAGAAATTGAAAAAGTGGAAGCCAAGGTTTCACAATAACCAAAATGCGCATGGCGAAATGCCATAGGCTATAATCAGCCAAAGACAACCAGGGGAAAGATCATGGCAGTATCAATTATTGGCCCAAAATTCTACGCATTCGACAACGAAACCGGTAACCCGTTGGCTTTCGGCAAGGTCTACACCTACCAGGCAGGCACCAACACGCCAAAGGCCACGTTTCAGAGCGAGGATGCTGTAACCGAAAACACCAATCCGGTTGTCCTGAATGGCGCCGGGTACGCTGACATCTACCTCATTGGCAGCTACAAGATCGTTGTAAAGGACGCAGACGGTGTTGATGTCTGGACAGCGGACCCCGTAAGCGATCCGTCCGGGCTTCAGAAAGAATGGCAGAGTGAGCGAGCCGCAACGCAGGTGTCGCCGACCAGCTTCACATTGGTGGGCAATTACACCGATGTTTACCAGGCCGGTAAAGCGGTGAAGATGGACGACGCAACCATCATTTACGGCCATATCGACAGTGTTCAATACCTGAACGGGAATACTGTTGTTGAAGTTACGGCGGATTCGTCACTGACTTCAGACCTTAGCCGGGCTTGGGTTAGCCTTTTGACAAGGAGAGGCTTGCCAGAGTCTGTAGGAAGGTTTATCACTGCGACAAGCATTGCAGAAATTGCAGCCTACTCCGCGCCGGTTGGCTATGTTTTTAGCCTTAATGCTGGCGGGCGATCTGGTGTTTTTGACGTTGTTGCTGGTGACTTCTCCACTGAGCTGGCTGCGGATACTTTAAACGGTGTTTATGTTGGCTTGGCGGATAATCCAACGGGCACCAATAAAGTGGCAAAGCGCCGGGGAAGCACGGCTTTTAACGTCAATTGGTTTGGGGCTATTGGTAACGGATCTTACGATAACTCAGATTCTTTTCAGGCGTGTGCAAACCTTGCGTCTGCTTCTTCTATTGCGTTAAACCAAGTTGTTACGGTAAATGTTCCGGCTGGCGATTACAGACTATCTAGCCGGGCTGTTTTTGATGTTTCTTTAGGGGCGGGAGCTAGGGGTATAGTCCTTAACGGTGCAGGAATGCACTCTACAAGGCTGGTTGCTGATGAGTCGAATACTGATGGATGTATTAAAATGACATCAGACGGCAACATTGAACTTTTTGAAGTTAATGAGATTTCATTTGTTAGTACGTTAAATTATGATTCAGCAACAAGCAACGGAGTAGCACTACTTATACAATCTACGCTGACACTCGGTGATGGCGGCTGGGGAGAGCAAGTTAATAGAACTGTTTATATTAACAAGGTTTTTATAGGGCCATATGGAGACACTATTTTAAAAATAAATGGTGGAGAAGTTGGCAACTTTTCAAAAGGCATTGAAATACGAAACAAATGGTGGCCCGTAATTCAAGACAGTTTTTTACTTGGAAGCGATGAACAGTTACTAGAAAATATGACAGGCCGTAAACATGCAATTCACTGCTATAAGTGCTACTCCCCAGAGTTTATTCACAATCAAATTGTTAAGTTTTGGGAGAACGGAATATTTTGCGAACAAAACGAAGACGAAGATTTTAGGTTACAAGATTCCTTCTTAGTTGGCCAGTATAAGGGTTTTGTCCTAATTCATCCTCAAAGTAGTAAAGATAATTTATATGAACCCGGTGGAGCAATTTCTAATAACCACATATATTCTCACAAAGCCGGTTTGCATATTAGGTATCACAGACAAGTTTTAATAAACAATAACTACTTTTACGTTCCTAGAGGGAATGAGTTAAACCAAGGTCAGACAGGGCTGCCTTCTAGTATTTGGTTGGAAGGCACTGCGGATATAACTATAAATGACAATCAATTTTTAGAACCTGGATTTTATGTTGATGAGGGTAATAGCTCAGTTGGTATAAAATGTACATATAGGGCAATCGGCGTAAATATTCTTGACAATCATTTTAATTCCGGAGGGACAGGGGTTTATCTTTCATCAGATATATTAGATTCTGTTATTATTGAGGGTAACAACTTTGGAGGAATGACAGTATGGGGTAGTATTGTAAAAAAGGTTAATGACAAATCTGAGGTTGCAATATTTTCAAACACTTGGTTTGTGCCAGGCTTTGGGAGTGCAACAAGAACAACAGAAAGCATGCGAGCTCCAAGCAACGGTGCGGCAATAGCTGATATTATTTCATCAACACGCTCAGATTATGCAACTAAATCAGACGCTAAAATACTTGACAGATCAGTTTATGGTACTCTTTCTGATGGATCATCTCAGGGTATTACCGAGGCTTTTGGGTTTGACGACAACACAGAAGCTGCTCCTAAACTTTACAAAAAGATATTTTTTAAGACTTCTGAAGGTATTACTGCAACACTTAAAATTACACCCCCTGATGTAGCTGGAGAAACTTGTTTAACTCTTTTATGGTTTAATGGCACAAGTTTAATTATTAAACCTGTTCTAGTTGGGGATGCTGATAGCGGAGGAACTGGCTATAGAGCTTTAATTATAGGAAATTAATATCAGTAATTAATTTTTTATTTAAACCAGAAAAAACTTATTCGAGGCTAAAATCATGATATACGCACAATACTTTAGCCAAGAAGAATTCCGCGAATGGGCCGAAGACATGAGCCCGCGCCTAGTAAAGCGGAATTAACCAAAAGCCAAAAGCTGATTAATCGCGTTATCAGCCTGTCCTTCACTTTCAAACGTGCGGGACAGGATAAATTGCCAGCACACGCTGAACGCGGCCTTGTAGAAATCATTGAACTGGTCCTGATTCATAGAATTAAAATTTATGGACAGGGCTTTTTTCGTGACGCCGTTCGGTGTCATGGCGTATTCAAAATGACCCGCCTCGATCTTGATCCATTCGTGCAGCGCCTCACGAGACTTGTGGGGGGCCTCAATGCGTGACCCGCGCGAATCCCTCAGTTCATCGAGAAAAGCACAGCACGCCCTGCGAACCGAGCCAGAATTGCCGCCCTTGCGATCCAGCCAGTCTGCAAACCGGTTTAGCGTGCTGACTTCGCCTGACGACACCAGCCCGCCGGTGGGCTCCCAATAGTCCATGGTCAGTTCAATGAGCCCGCCCCAGTACAGCCTGTGGTGCTGAAGCGATCGGGATTTTATCTGTGTGACCGACACGCGCACAGCCTGGCCAGTCTTAAACTTGGCCATGTGCTCCTGGTCCGTGGCTGATGCGGGCCGCAGCGCGCCGTCCTGGCCTTTCACCAGCATGACTTCAATCGGCATCCCTGTTCTCCAATTGTTTGGTTTTCATTTGATCCCTTTTAGCAAATCAGAAATCTTCTTTTTGCCTTCTTGGCGCATTTCGTCGGTCAAAGGCCCTCGCTTTTTGTGCTCCACCGAAAAAGGAGGTGGCTGTGCAAATGGTTTTCCTTCCTGGACGTGCTTGGCCAGCTCATCGTATGCGTCACCTAAAATCTGTTCAGCCTTCTCGTGCCGGGCCTGGTTGTAAGAAAACCAATCCACAAACCTGCTCATCTGATACATTGCCGGTTCCAACTGGACTGCGCGCCCGCTCCTGCGACGATTGTGGTTGAGGGTAAGGATTCGTATAGCCTCATCCTTTGATGGCACTCCAGCGCCTCTCAGGCCGATCTGTGAGCCTAGAGCCAATATCTTGGCCACGTCTGGAAACTTGAAATCAGGATCACCCGCTGACATTCGCTCTTTGAGAAGAAACAGGATTTCTTCGATCTGGTCATGGCTGTACTTTCCGATCTGGCTTGCCCACTCACGGCGCATGAGCTTTAGCTGCTCGTCTGAACTGTCCCAAAGCGTCTTTGCGCGACCGGTACCGTAGATCGTTATCAGCCTGGCAAAAAACGTCACGGATCTTTCAGCGTGCTCAAGACTGAAGCCTGAAGTGGTGGATGCCTCAGAAGTTTTTGACCGCGTAGTCGAAGTCTGTGAGCTGTCGCTCAAGTTCAGATCCTTTATAATCCGATTTATTTCTTTGGCCATTGGTGCTTACTCCCGCTGAATTTTTTACCCACTCTGCTTTCATTCCTGACCATCCGTTTGTGATTGCGATCTTCAGGCAGTCGTCCACTGAGAACCCTAAGTCTTTGGCCAGGTTTAGTTGCTTCCCAAACTGATCCACAACGGTTTGAGTTATTGGCGCTCTTTTGGTTTTCCTCAAAGCCTTCCAGTCCTCGTAGACTTGAGGGCTGGGTTTCTCTGGCCAGCTTGAGTAATCAATTGCCGGCTTCTTTTTTGCCGGAGCCGTAGGCGACGAGTCTTTATCTTTAATTCTTTCCTTCTTTTCATTCTTACATTCTTGTTTGTGTACCGTCTGGTGTTCGTCTGGTGTACCGCCTGCTGTATCGTTTGCTGTATCGTTTGCTGTACTGTCTGCTGTACTGTCCGACTGGTAAACCTCGTAATTACAGATACTTATGATGCTTGTTAGGTTGTTGTTCTGTTGTACTATCATCTGTTTCGTTTTTAGCGTTCCCAGGTAGCGCCGGACTTTGCCCCGACTCCACTGCCAGCGCTTCGCCATGGTCAATTCTGACCAGGATATTTGCCCTCGCTCGACCCGTATTTCTATGCCTCTAACCCACGTTGAACATGCCTTGTGGTTTGCGTTTCCGATGAGGTCTATCCATGCCTGGCCCTTGGTAAATGGCTCCGCATTCCATAAATCGTTATCGAATATGGACCGGTGTAGCTTTATCCAGCCTTTATTGGACATGCCGCCTCGCTATTCAGTCTCTTGTTCAAACTCACCAAGCGCCACATACGCGGATAGTGAAAGCCCAAAAAGATCCGCCAGTTGTACCAGTGTGGCTTGGGATGATTGCTCCTTCCCGACTATGGAGCTTACTCGCTGTGGTGTGACCCGCAGCTGTTCCGCCAGCCAGCGATGACTTCTGCCACGTTGTGCCAAGGCTACCTTCGCAGCCCGTCCAGCATTAAATCTCATAGGAATCCCCATGTCAGTGTGTGAATGAAGATGTTAAACCGAGAATGAAGAAAAAACAACCGGGCGCTTGATTATTTGAAAATCGTGGTATAGAGTTTGGGGTGTCGAAACGGAGGTGGGCATGACAAAACGCAAAGCAATCCTGATAGCAACAGTCGTTTTAATCGTTGGTCTGGTTGGGAAAGCCGACTACGAGGACGAGCTAAAAGCGCAAGAGCACTACTGCAACATGGTCGAAGAAGGCACCTGGCCAGCATTCAACCCCAAAACCAACTGCGATATGGAGTATGGCAAATGAAAAGCACCATTCCTGAAACCGTCAAAGTCACTTTGCACATCCACCATTCCTCCTACGATAACGAGCCATACGTGTCAACCAGTGACATGAGTGAGTACGGCTACATTCTCCTGGGTACCGACACCGTTACTATCACGATCCCTGACGTTGATATTGTTCAGGCGGAAATCGACATGCTGAACCGCCAGACCGTGAAGGTGCGTGAGGAATTTGGCAGGCAGCTTGCGATTCTTGATCGCCGAATCAGCGAGCTGACCGCACTGGAGTACAAGCCGGAGGAAAGCGACAGTGAGTAATTTGGACCTGTGGAAATC